CTATACGTTTTCCGTAAATAGTCCTCTCAACTGCTGGATCATGCTAACCACTGAATAAGGTGGTTCTTGGCTTGCTGTGGTAACTGATCCACGATTCTGATACCAGAATTCGGTCAACATGGCCACCGCAATATCAAATTGTGAGTACGCTTGTAACGCGTCAATTTTCGCTGTGCTGTCAACGGCATTGTGAACATAGTCTTGTGCCGCGGTCAGGTAGTTGCTGATCAAACTATCATCGGTATTAGTCTGCACACGCAGGCTATTTTTAATGTCATTAGTAGTGACAGTCATGTGCTCATCTCCTTATAAAAATAGGGGCGTACCCTAAGGCACACCCCTACTAAATTATGCTCTTAGGCCTTTACCGGTGTGATGTCAACGATTCGGGCAGCGTCTGGATCGATCACTTTATAGTCGTTGCGGATGACCACGGCCAGTCCCTGACTATAGCTGTCGAACCGTTCCCACTGGGTGTTTACTTCGTTCTTCTGGGCTAAGAAAATCGCTTGAGAAAAGTCCCCAATGATGATCCGATAGGTGCCAGCCTTATCAGTCGGCAATACTTTGTTAGCAATCACGATCACCGGAGCCCCGAACAGTTGCTTGCCTGATGGGGCCGTGATGGACGGTTGTAACAAGTAACGGCCTTCGCTGTCTTTCAGGGTATCAAGGTAGTTGAAAGCGTCCTGATTGACGATAACAGACAAGGACAATGCTGGATCTAGCTCAACGTTGAAGGTTTTCTTGATGTCATCGAGACCAGTACCCGTGATGTGCTTGAAGTTGTCACCACTAGTGGACTTGCCAGTCAGAACACTGATAATGTTGCTATTGTCCGTGTTTTGTACCAGCTTCTTGAGTTGATCCTTAACCTCGGCAACAATATCAACTTCACTGTCTTCTACCAGTTCATTAGACAGATAAATCTTGCCAGCACGGGTAGCGACCTTGTAGTCAACACCACGGAATAGGCTTGAATCGATCTCTGGAATGTCTGCGAGTTCTGCCTTGGTGGCTAAGATACCATTGTTAGTGAGGGCAATCGGGTATGTGCCGACTGGGGTCCCGACCTGCTTCACAGTGACGTATTTAGCCAGATCATAATCGGATTCCTTTAGATTCCAGACGTCTTCGATGACTTCTTTAGGGACGACTGCACCAGCAGTGGTTGTCGTTAATCCGTCACGTTGTTCACCCATGCTGCGGATGTAGTCTTCGTAAGCGCGAGATTCGGTATGTTCTTTGTTGTCGATAATTGTTTTTTCAGTCATGGTTTTATCTCCTTTTTCTGGTTGTTCAGTATTAGTTTTCAGCCACTCAGTGTAGCTGCGTTTGTCCACTTGGACGTTGGTATCGTCGTACGCAGGCACGGCCACCAGCGAGACATCAAACAGGCTCTTTACTTGCTTGATGGTACGGATCACTTGCCCGCTGTCGTCCTTAGTGAACGTATCACCGTCTGGCGCAGCATTGAAAGTAAAACTCATGGCTGACAGATTACCAGCTTGGACGTTGTTATAGGCATCGTTGGCTGTGGTCGTATCGGGTAAGGTTGCTTCAAACTGCAAGCCTTTATCATCCACGTTTAAGGTCAAGGTGCCAGCCTTGGTGCTGGCTAAGACTTGGCTAAAATCATGGTTTGAAACCATATAGACGTCTGATAGATCCACATTGTCGAATGCGTGCGGATCAACGACTTCTTTAAACCCCCCAAGATCCTTACTTGGGCTATTGAAAACTACTGCATAACCACTTAGTTTCTTTGGACTGCTAGTGGTGTCTTCCTGTTGCTGTGTGTCTGGATCGTCTTGGCCTTGACTGTCGGTTGCTGTGGTAGGATCAGCGGCAGTCAGATCAGCGTCAGGATTCAGGCGTTTTTCTACGTCATCTTGGTTCATTAGGCGCGCTTCCTTTCTGTTTGTCTTGATAAGTGACAAGGTTGCTTAGTGGTGTGTAGTTCAGACTGGCCATAATATCATCTCCACCGGTAACTGGGGGTAGGTTTAACCTAGCTCGTGCTTCATTAGTGGTCATAATACCGCCTTGCAGCCCCTTAACTGCTAGTTCTTGCATCGTGGCTGGGTCGGCACTGAACAGCTTGTCAGTGTTGAAGCTGAACCGGTTGTCACCAGTCGAAAGTTTAGCATCCATCTCACTTGTGAAGCAGGTAAAATACTGAATCAGTGTGTTTTGCAGATAAACCAGATTCGACTGTACGGCATTGGAGTGCTCGCTTTCGATACCCAGCCGATCCAGTGGTAACCCGAACGCTTTAGCAATCTGCTTCGTGGTCCAATCGCTAGAATTGACTAGATTAAGCACGTCAGTATTAACTTCGAGTTGCTTGTAATCCATATCATTGTCGAGAATGATGGTCTTGAGGGCATTATCACCACTGTTGGCAGCTTCAAATTTATTTCGGATGTTTTCTTTGGCCTTGGTGTCTAGCTGGGTCTTGTTGACCTTAAGAATGCCTGTCCCTTGGACACCGGAGTTAAAGAAACCTTTCAGCAACGCATGTCCAGACTTTTGCACCCCAACCTCATCACGGAGGCTATAAAGTGGCGATATTCCTTTGTAACCGTCTTGTGTGAAGCACTTGAAGTGTAATACCTCACTGGCATTTAAACGCTGTGAGCGGCCACTGTCAGGCGTGTATTCGTAGCTGATAATGCCGGTCGTATCGTCTTGTTTAACCACCATTTGGCTGTTGGGGACTAACTCGAAGCCAGTGACCTGTCCGCTGGGGTTCTTAGTAACCCGTGCAAAGCTGTTACCATTCAGCAACATATTAGCTGCTAGAGAAAATTTGAATGCCCACGCGGTCATGTGGTCATTGGGTGCTTTGTTAAGGAGCACGCTGATACGCTTGTCACTGTACTCAATCGGGTTGGTTGCAAGATCACTGGCAATCACGCGCACGGCCGTAAACACATCCGAATTGCGTAAAGCACCAATACCCACATATAGGCCACTGTCGTTGCTGGTCATGCTGACAAGCGCATCTAAGAACGGGTCGCTGTTGTCATCGCGTGGTTGTGTCGCGCTATTCGTGAAAAAGCTCATTGTTTCACCTCCCTTTATTGAAGTCAATAATGACTGCGACGGAGATCAGGGCCGTGCCGACTGCTAACATACCAACACCAAACCCGAACAGCCACCAGATACCGACAACCATACAGATCAGTCCCAGCAGCAATAGCACAGTCTGCACATTAAAAACTAAAGTCATCGCTCGAATAAAAGTCATTGTCTGCTACCTCACTTTCCTTGCTTTGATCCATTGCAATTGTGTAAGCATTCATCAGTGCGGCTACGGGGTCAATCTTCGTAGCGTTGTGGGCCTTATCAATAATTGGATTGTTATTAGCGTCATACTTTAGAATGGCGTTGTTCACCGCATAGGCCAGTAGTTGGTTGTCTCCATGCTTGATGAGGCCGTTAAAGAGATCATCACGAAACCTCACCGTAGGTATTGACAATGTGAGCCTACCTTGGCGAACTTCGACCATTGGCATATCTCGTTTTTCAAACTCTGGCAGCAGGTATGAAAACGACCATGGATCATAACAGATAGCACGTACGTTCCACTGGTTCCGCTCGATCAGGTCGAGAATGAAACGTAGCACTTCGTCATAGTCGATCATGCCGCTATCAAGTTTGGTAATGCTACACTCACCACGACTAGCACCACTGATGTAATCGAACCCGTCACGCTTTATCTTTTCTTCCAGTCCGTACTTCGTTCCTACGAATGAATGACTGTCAGCATACAGGTAGCCATCTTCTGGAACTAACCACGAAATACTGGTCAGGTCGCTAGACTTGGAAAGGTCCAGTCCGATATACACGTCCTTGCCTATAGTGTCTGGTGGCTCGATAGTGGCTTTCTCCCAGTCGTCCAGACTGATGTAACTGTCTGCTCTGGCTGATTGCCAAGTATTAAAGTTCTTGACGAGGACAGGTCTTAGGGTTCCTTGCTTGGCTGCTAGATCAACATCAGCTTGCAAGCTAGGACGCATCGTCTTAGCTCTTTCAGCATTAGCCAGTAGTGGATTTGACTTCTCCCAAGTATCTGGTGCAAAGACTTCATCCTTGCTGTCTTGCTCAAAAACGGCAATAAAATACCGATCTGCTTGTTCGCGACCGGTTAAGACTTTTGAGACGAATTTATATTCTTTATACATAGGGCCATTCAGGTCTGGCCCCGTGGTCGAGATGACGGCCAGCAAACTGTTGTCACTGTTGATCTGGCCGGATTTTAGTGTTCGCATAATCTCATCATCACGAGCCAAGGCGAACTCATCAATAATAGCCAAGTCACTTTGATAACCATCTAGGCTATGCAGATCAGACGCAAGCGGAACAGCTCGGCTGTTGCTTGGCAAGTCGATGATTTCGTTACGGTTGATTTTCAAACGATCACGCACCGATTTAGACATCTTAGAGACCTGACGCAAACCACTAGACATCATATCAAAAGCCAAATGTGCTTGGGCGTTACTGTTGGCTGTGTAGACGATTTCGCGGTTCATGGCTGGCTTGTTCTCCATGAGGAGATACAGCGCGCCCAGATCGGCCATCAGGAAGCTCTTGCCATTCTTGCGTGCCATGCTGATGTAGGCTCGATCATAACGGCGGTTACCAGTTGCCTTATCACGCCACCCGAACAGCTCTGAAATCAGCCACTTCTGAAATAGTTCTAGCTTGAGTGGTGATCCATCGCGTGCCGGCATCAGTTCGATAAACTCAATGGCTTTGTTGGCAAAGTCCTCATCAAAGTAATACGGCCACGGATTCTTCTTGCGCTTGCTGGCTTTCAAGTCTCTGCGATAACGTCTTGCTGCTTGCTTAATCTTTTTACAAGCAACAATCTCACCGCTTAGTACCTTGTCAGTGTATTCAGTCGCATAGTTCATGATGACATCAGATTCGCGAACGGATCGTCAGGCTTCTTCTTAGTCTCATTCTTCACTGCCAGCTTTGCCCGACTGTAGACTGACAAGCCGAGCAAGTCATCAATGCGGATCATCTGATTAGTGGCATCAAGCTTCATTTTGACTGCTGGGTTAGCTTTCACACTATCGGCGGTGTCAACCATCATGCCTTGTTCTTGAACCAACTCAGCAGCTTTCTGGATGTCAGAATAGGCTTGGCAATGACTGGCAATCAGGGCAGCATCTAGTTCACTCACTGGAATGTCTTTTTTGAGCAGTGGTACAATACGCTGCCATTCAGTCACTGCATATTCATCAAGCCATGCGGGGGGCTGGTCAACTAATTCTTGATAGGTGAATAGTGATTCTTCCATTTCACGCCGGTCTGCCAGATTCTTTTTGCTCATTACGCCGCGCATTTGCGTAATAGATTTCAGTGGTGCTCCCATCTCGATCACGTCCTTTCTTTATAATTACAATTAGACTTATCTAACTTAATTATAACATACAGCACCAAATACCCATGATATATTGCGGTTATCAATGATTTTCAACAACGAAACTATCTCGTTTGGTCCTCAAGACTAGATGACCTAGCCCCCGTATTTATGTGGGGGTAGCGTGCCGCGTCTTCTACTTTCGTTTTTGTTCCATGGCAAGCATTACACAGGCTTTGTAAGTTGCTCTCGTCCAGTCTGCGGTTCCAGTCCACACGTATCGGCACAATATGGTCTACCACGTCAGCTTGCACATATAAGCCGTTTGCTTGGCATCGCTCGCACAATGGATGTGATAGACGATACGAGTAAGACATCTTACGCCACGCCTTGGACCTGTAGAACTTGAAGTAACGACCACCAATTGCTTTGCGATATGCGTAGCGTTCGTTGTCGGACGCTCGTGGCTCTGGCTTGTGCTTATCACAGTACCGCTGATTAAACGGCACCATGGTGTTGCACCCAGCATGGTTACACAGCTTCATAATCACGCCAACACGCCTGCCGTTTCTGGTTCAGGCTTATCTCCTTGATGTGCAGTATATTCAAATAGTTTCATCGTTCTAAGCTCCTTTGGTTGTCTTCTTGAGTGTCACAACATCGAACGCATTAGGATCATCATCATAGGCAATGGACTGAATCGCGTACAAGGTGCCATTGAGTTTTATCTGTGTGCTGTCATCTATCGCGTCAGTGTGGCGTACTACGATCGCTATGGTGTCCGCTAGGTTTGTGCCCGTGATCTGGTAGGTCTGTGTCACAGTGCGGTTATATGATCCATAGAACAGGGTACCAGTCGGCGTAAATGTAGAGATGTTAATACCTGCACCAGTCCTGCGACTAACTGTCTTACCGATTTCAGCCACCTTGTTCAGGCGGGCAATTGAATAGTTCTTCATGATAATTCCTCCTTATTAGCAGATGTGGGGCGCAAGCTTGATCTGCTCTTTAATGCTTCGCCCTGAAATGTTTGCATGCCAGTTAAGCTCGGCGTAGTCGGCTATCTCAAATCCGGCTGCCAATAGTGCGCCTTTCATCATGCCGTTAGTGATGTAGAAACCACTGGGTAAGTCAGCGAATAGGTGCTTGATACCGTATGAGGTATAGTCGCTGTTGATTGTCTTTCGCTTGGCCAGTCCCTTAGTCCAGAGATACAAAGCGTTCTGCTTGTCCTCGGGCATCAGCATAAACGCGAACGGATGATCCTGTTTAAACGGGTTAAAATCTGGTGACTTAGGTTCAATGTGCCAATTCTTGTACTCATAGTATTTGCGATACTTCTCAGGGATAGGAAATTCTTGTTCAAACCTAGCCCATGTACTTTCTGGATATAACATTCTTTTAACCTCCGTAGTTTTAAATTTGTTTGTTTTTTAAGTGTCCCACCTGTCCCAGTGCTACAAATGCCGGTATATCAACGTTTTGTTGGGACAAGTCACCTGTCCCAGTGATGTCCAAACGTGTCCCACTACTGTCCCAAGTCCTAATTCGGACATGTGCGGGACAGCTCGGGACAGCTCGGGACATGTGTGGGACATGTCTGTTGTCCCAGACAAACGCCTACATACCAACGTTTAAGAGCCCGGGACACGTGGGACAGTAGAAAAACAAACACTTTACTTCCTGACGTATCCTCTTGAACGCTGACCATTGATTCGAACTCGTTCACGATCCCACCCATCCATGTTATCCATGATGAGCTTGATCCGTTTTGCATCTGAATTTGTACGTCCCATCAGGTAACGGTCAACTGATTTGTCGAACACCACTTCCATAATCTCTCTAGTGGTGGTTTGTTGCAGTGGCTGTAATTCTCCAGCATCCAAGTGCTGTTGTAACCAAGTGGCCACCTCGCCGTTATGGTCAATATGAGTATGAAAGAAGCTGGCCTTTAGGCTCAATGATAGCTTTTCCCAATTTGATGGTACTTTCATGTTGAGGAAGTCTTCAATGGCCTCTTTCATAGGATCAACGGTCTCTGCCTCTTGTTGATATGGTTTAGCCAGTTGCATCAGCTTATCATCAGCAAAGACACTCTCACCTGCATCCACCCATGTTTTGACCTCTGCCAGTATCTGATGTATATCGTGGTCAATCTTCGGTACGCTTTCTTCATTGCGCCATACGGTCTTTGTGGGCTTTGTAACACCGCATTTGATAGGGAAGAAACGCCGCTCACCAGTTGCGTCTTTCAAGTAGTCCTGCTGATTAGTGCTGCCAATGAACACGCACTTGCGTAAATGTGGGTAAACATAATGGCTGTAACTCCCTCGGTATGAATCAGACTGGGCGCTGACGAAGCTCTTAGCTGATTCAATCTCGGTCTTTTTCATAGCGGAAAGCTCGCCTAGTTCCATGATCCAGTTACCTTGCAGCTTCTTATAATCTTCGTCCGTTTTGCCCATTGATTTTAATGAATCGCTGAACTTTTTCGGGAATAAGTTACGAGCAGCCGTACTCTTGCCAAGTCCTTGTTTCCCTTCGAGAATTGGAACGATCTCAAACTTGCAACCGGGCTGATAGACACGTTTTACAGCCCCAGCTAACCACTTACGAGTAACAGCACGGGTGTATTCATTGTCTTCGGCACCTAGATAGTCGATGAAGTAACGTTCTGCTCTAGGGGTACCGTCCCATTTTTCAGCTTCGATCCAGTCTTTAACCGGATTAATTGAATGGTCCTTGCCAACAGCAACCATGGCATCTTGCTCATTCTGCTTGCTAAACAAGAGATTGTGCTTACGCTCCATATATGAGCGGACGACAGCGTCATCTTCATCAGTCCAGAAGCCTTTACGAATCGGTAATCCTTTAACGCCTTTTGTCTTAATAAGCATCTCTGAAAAGTCGTCCCAAGCGATGACATTGGCGAAGGCTGGATCATTATCAAGTAGCAGTTGAATATTAACCACTGAATCTTTTCTAATACCACCATTGCCGTCAAGTTTAAGGTCATTTCGCCATTGCTCTTGACCTGTAAAATCAACGTTGACCACTTTCTTTGCTTCTTGCTTAATATCTTCGGGCATCGCTTTAACCAATAGCGCGCCTCCTCTCTTCGGCTTTCAATACTGACTTAAAAATCTTATTCACTTCGGCTTCTGCCAGTGGTGTATCTAGATAGTTATCATTAGTTGTAAACAGCAGGTTATATACTGTCTGCGGTTCTGCACCAGTGAAAAACATTTTGCCAGCAATCTTGGTCAGAAAGTCATTGCGATTGCCGGTACTAGTGCCGTTCACTATTTCATCTAGCAGCTTTCCTGTCCATCGTTTGCCTCGATAAACTGTTGAACCGCCAAACCCTAGGTTAGGGTGGCCGACACGCTGAATTTCATCTAGTAACCACTGAGGCACTGGGGCTATTTTGGTGATCTTGTGCCCTCTAAGTGGTTGATACATGCCGTTCTCGCGAATGCTAGGGAAAACCGGCACTCCAGTTGCAATATAGTCAAGGCCGGTTTTCTCGCCATTCTTAGAGAACAAATCCGATCGACTAGTTAGCTTCAATTCCTTGGGATAGGTGAAGAAAATATGGAGTCCGCCGTTTGGGGTGGTTTCAACATAGCTAGAAGGAATCTGACCAGCACGACCATCAGCGCTCAATTTAGCCAACGACTCATTGCCATTAGCCTCGCTTTTATGACCCATATCAATATCAAACACCAGCACGCCATCAAGCCCTAAGCCAATATTGTAGTTAGGATGTTCGCCCCACCATTTCTTGGCCTGTTCTGGGTCTTTGGTGGCATCTTTGTACCCATGCGAACCAGCAAGTGGTGTTCGTGTCTCTGGCGCAAGGGGATAGACTGCAAAGCCGTGTTGCTGATAACCAAGCGCTACTTTAAGCACGTCGACCATCGGCCACATCTCCTTCCAAGAGTAGACGGCGAGCATCAATGATCATGTCAGCGACTGTGTCGGCCAGTGCTGATTGCTGTTCATCGTTGATCTGATGTCGCAAGATATTCACCATTGCGCTTGTATCGCTCAAAAGCGCCTGTGCGGTTGTATAGTAATCTTTCTTCATCATTTGTCTGCCTCGTCAATCGTTGCCAGACTGCTATCAACGTATTCTTGAATTGCTTTCAGTAGCGCCATCCATGTATAAAATGAGCGATCCGTACAGTATGCCAAGATTGCAGTATTTTCTTCATTACGATTGCTTTTATATGAAACGACAGAGCCTTCCATAATGTCGAATTCATCACTAAGGGCTTCCAAAAGTCCTTTTGCAGTGCTGAGGTTCCAAGACGCCATATTTAAATCAGGCGCTTTGGTGCTATTTGAAACATTTTTCATCATAATTGCCTCCATTTTCCTTGACAAAGTAACCACTTAGAGGCAAGCTAAAAGTTGATTTGTATCTTTTCGCTTGTCTTCTTCTCGCCTTGAGTTGCCACTCTTGGCGATTTTTTTGTGGCCTCGTTTAGTGAACGTTTTTCGGCTTTTTGAGCTTGCCAATACCGATCACAATCAGCATCAGCCTTTACAAACTGTGGCCACGTCCATCCGTACTTGCTATTTATCATTTTTGCCATGGTCATAGTCCTCTCTAAACTGTAGAAACGCTCCCAGCACGCCACCGTTCATGAAAACCATCAGCATGACGGGTATAACTGTGGGGTGAATAAATATCCACGTAATAAGGCTATTCATCGGCATCATCCTCCTTGATATAGTTAAGGACGATCCGAGCATTTTGCTTGTCTGTTTCGGACGTAGCCGGATCGTTCAATAAAAGCATAGATTCGCTACGTAATACAAAGGCATCAGCGTACCAGCCTTCGTCAGTCTTCATGAAATGATCGTCTGAGTATTTCTGAAGATTAGGATAAAGCTCCTTTAACTCTGCTAGGCTTTCCGGCTCATTACACTTGATAAAACCATTGTCCAATGCGTATTGTGTAGGAACACCGTTTTCGTCAATTAAGTTGGTCTCGACCATGGTGCGATATACCTCGTCCTTGCCAGCCGTTACGCCTTCAGATTTCAAACCCTCATAGAATTGCTCCACGATTGACGGATAAACTACTTTCATATATTTACCTTTCTGGCGCTATGCGTCATGTCGCAGGTTTTTCACTTTTTTGTGATAAACCCTAGTTACTTACAATTTGCCGCCTGCCCAGCAGTCTAAACTTCCCTTGATGCCATGAACTCGATCAACTGCTTCTTGCTAATACGCTTAGCAGTATTTACATGCGTTACCTTGATTTCGCCACGCTTGACGAGCTTGTCGAGTGTGCCGCGGCTGACATGCAAAAACTTGCATGCCTCACCGAGATTCAAGAATTCTGGAATCTGCGGCTGGATGGGCTGCTGCTGTGGCATCATCTCTGCCACGGTTTGACGTACGAGCGACCGAAGCTTGTTCTCAAACTCTGGTGTAGTGCTAATCTGTAGTTGCATTGTGTTTCACCTCATTCATATGATTTTACTGTTAGCATCACTTTGTTAACATATGCAATCTTAGCATCGTATTGTTAACTTTGCAAGCGTCAATCTGTAAAAAAAGTTAAATGATCGTTGCTACTTATTCTAAAATCCGCTATGCTGGCCTTTAGGAGATGAAAATTTATGACCAATAATCGAATTAAGGCAGCACGTGAAGCTGCTCATCTTAGCCAAGGCGACTTGGCCGCACAGCTCAAGGTTACACGGCAAACTATTAGCGCATACGAACGCGGTCTTAGAGAACCGCGCATGGATGTTTGGAAATCTTTGTCAGATGCTTTATCCGTTTCAATACCATATCTCCAAGGGATATCGAGTGATCCAACCGCAATTGATGAAACCATCGCACATACGATGACTAATCGAGAACTAAAAAAAATTATTGATGACTTTGAACATGGAAATAAAACTCCAGAAGATGCAGAAAAAGTATTATCTGCTATCAAAAAGTCCATGAGCACCACTGAATCCGCGAATCAAATGCGCATGCGCGCCATGAATCAGTTAGTTAATAGTATTGACAACCTCGATTTAGAAAAGATGGATACTTTTGAGATGCTGACCATCAATGATGCAATTCAGCTCTGTACTGCTTTCTACAATGGTTTTCATTCGGATAGGGGTCTGTCGGCATCATTTGGTGCTTTGTTAAGAGGATTACGGTCAATCGTGAAGAACGATGGCCAAGTCGACTACGTCAAGTCTGAATTCATGAGTTCTTTTGAACAGCTTCTAGATGCAGTAACAGCAAAACACGCTTAATTTCTATATTTAATATCATGGCCGAAAAATCGGCCGCCACCTTTTACTCGAATTTGAGTGAAACTCTCCAATCTAACACCGCCTGCCCAGCGTGACGGATAGGAGAAGAATATGGCATCAATTAAAAAGTACGCAACGAAAAACGGCAAAGAGTTCTGGCGCGTTCAAGTCTTTGCTGGTAATGATCTACAGACTGGCCACAAGAAGTACAAGGTGCGGCGAGGGTTTAAGACAAAAAAAGAAGCCACTGTTGCAGCAGCTAGACTTGAGCTAGCAATCAGCAACGGTGACTTAGAAGAAGAGAAACCAAAGCCCGTGTTCTTTCGGGATGTGTATGAGGAGTGGTATGGAAACTACATTAATACAGTAAGGGAATCAACGTGGGCTCGAACTGCTGGCATGTTCAATAATCACATCCTACCGGCATTTGGCGGTAAGCGGATCGCTACTATAACCACTAAGGACGTACAGAAGGCTGTTAAGAGGTGGTTTGAGTTCACCTCTGCTAACTATAAGCGCTGGTATAACTATGTTTCATCGGTTATGGACTACGCAGTCCGACAAGGGTATATGAGTAAGAATCCCGCCAAAGCCGTTGTTTTACCGCACCATGACGATCTGGCTGGTGATAAGCCTGAAAACTTTTGGACTAAGGAACAAATGAATCACTTCTTTGCCTGTATCGACCAAGAGAACCACTTCGATGTCTTCATCATGTTTAGGGTTTTAGCCTTTACAGGGGTTCGGCGTGGGGAACTACTAGCGCTGACGTGGAATGATGTAAGCTTTAAAGAAAACAGTATCAAAGTGAACAAAACACTAACGCAAGGTGATAAAGGCCACCAGATCGTTCAGGCACCAAAAACACGCGCTGGACGGCGCACCATTCCGGTAGACGGTCAAACGATGGCATACTTGAAACGGTGGCGTAGAATACAGCAGGAAACATTCCTACAACTAGGTATTAATACGATGCAACCGAATCAGTTGCTTTTCACTAATACTAAAAACGGGTATCAGTCATTAAACACACCGTCTAAGCGACTGCATAAGCTTCAAGATGACAATGGGCTTACACCTAGAATAACCATTCACGGGTTCAGGCATAGTTTTATATCTAATTTATTGATTGCTGGTGTTCCTGTTACGTCAGTACAAAAACTGGTAGGGCACACAGATCCGACTATTACGCTTGGTGTGTATGCTCACGTCAGTGCAAAACAGGAATCAGAGGCCACCGCTGCACTTGCAAAATATATGCAAAATTGA